ATGTCAGATGCGGCTATGGCTACCTTGGTTTCTTTTGTGCCTGTGACTGTTGGCGTAGTCAGCGTGGGAGATGTGCCAAACACCAAAGAACCAGAACCTGTCTCGTCTGTGACTGCTGAAGCAAGATTGGCTGATGACGGTGTGCCTAAAAACGTGGCAATACCTGTTCCAAACGATGTGATACCCGTACCCCCATTAGCAACAGGCAAAGTGCCTGTGACTTCAGACGTTAGATCGACATCACTAGCAGTAAAGGCAGATGTGCCATTCCCCTTCAAAACACCGGTCAAACTTGTGGCACCACTTCCACCATTAGCAACAGGCAAAGTGCCTTTCACACCCCCTGCTAGATCAATGTTTGAGATTGTGTTGTTATCCCCGTCAATCGTTTTGTTTGTGAGTGTTTCAGCGCCGTCTAGAGTCACTGCTTTTTCGGCTGGGTATGTGACAAACACAAACTTCTCGCCAGCAGACAAATTAACAGCCGCTCCAGAATTGGATGACTCTAATATAGTATCCCGGCTCAGTGTGGTTCCTGACGCAGTATACGTCCCAATACCAACTTCCCAATCACCTGTGGCACTGTCTTGGATGGTGTAGTATGTCGTGTTTCCGTCGCCGATGACAGAAAAGTCTTGAAACCCTGAAGGTGCCGAACCAAGGGTCAATGTTCCTATGCCGGTCGTTGTTGTCGTTACCTTTACCCGGTCTTTAAGTACCAGTGCCATTTCATAACCCCTAATTCAAAGTTGGGATATCTACCCAGTCTGATTGCTCAAATGTATCAATGTTTTCCCACTGCAGGCGCTGATTAAATTCTTCACTTGTTTCAGCCTGTTCTGACAGGGATGACTCGTATGTCTGTGATGCAAAAGGATCGTCATTTACGGCAACCGCAGAAGACACGCCCACTGCAAAATCTATAAACGATGATGCTGCCTCAGAAATAGAGCTTGCTTCAGAAACAGACGTTGGGTAAGCAACAAAAGCTCCCGGTGCATCACTCGCATCTACTGCATTAGATACTGCACAAGACGCAAAAGAAAGGGCGCTCAATGCCTCGGCCCCAGAGGCCGCTTCCGCAATTGGTGCAATATAGACAACAAAACTGCCGGGCTCGTCGTTTGCTTGGGTCTCTTCTAATAATGATGCCGTATGGGTTTGAAGGCTAGAAACTTCACTAACACCTGTTGCGGAGATCGAAATAACCGAAAGATAAAGCGGTGTCGAGGACGCACTTTCATTAATGGATCCAGACTCAGAGATTAAGGTGTTATATACATCAAAGCTCGTAATGGTCTCATTAATAGAAGCCGACTCTGAAATCGAACCGCTAGTGATAAACACTGAACTCGCGGTCTCTGCGGCAAGAGCACCTTCTGCAACCGTTTCTTGAAAACTACCAGTGCTAGATAGCTGCGAATCAACCGCAGACGAATTAACGACAGTACCAACATAAATCGGCAAACTGGATGTTAAACCCGCAACCGTAGCTGACTCGTAGAGCTCCCTAAAAATCGGCACTTCACCAACAAAATCAGGGCTACCATCTGCCGCTTCCGATACAGACGCAACAAAAGAACTGATCCCAACGAACTGGGACAGCACACTCGAAGCTTCCGCTACAGTGGAATTAAATGTGTTAGAAGCCTCGGACGAAAACGGGGCCTCCGCGAAAGCCGAGAACCCGAACATATTATGCCGCTACCAGATCGTCTTCGTTGAACCAGCGTTTTTGCTTATTCCCGTCAGCGTCCACCCATTCAACTAGGCAATAGACAACACCGTCTTCACCCATGCGGAATGATTGAACCGGCCCTTGAGGAATGACGGCATTAACCTTGACTTCTTGACCTTGTTTGAATTTCGTAGCCATGTTTTATCCTTTAAGCGTCAGCCAAAGAGAAGCTGTACAGAACATTAAGTGTATCCCCGTTCACAACCGAACGGCTGCCCGGTGCTGAGAAATCAGCCACAGAAAACAGTACGCCCGTATTGGTCGTATTATCTTGCGTGTTTGTCAGGAATGCACCACGGATCGTTGCTGTGCCAGTAATACTAAACGACGCCTGCGAAGCGCTGTTATTAATAACCGAGGGGTCAGCCAAAGTGGCAGAACCAAATGTAGCCGTTCCGCGATCTGAGCCAGAATAAGCAATGCTCTCCAGCCATCCTGAATGAGACGCCATCGTGTCATCTGCGCTATAAGCCGTAAAACTAGCGTTATCCACTAGACCGATGTACCAAGTAGCATTGTACAGTGACCCAGTAAAGAAACGATCGTTCATATTTTGAAGACCGGCTTTAGTCACCAAGTTTTTAGCTTCTGTTTGCCACTTTAAGTTGCCGTCTTTGTCATAGCAGGTAACATAAAATGTGCCGCCACCTTTAGCGCCATCAAAGGAACCGGTTTGTTTCTCGACCGTCGATGCCACTTGGTCGGTGCTTTTTGCTTTAGAGATCATTATTAAACTCCTTTCTTAACTCGAATAAGTGCTGTAGTTGCCGTAGCAGGTGGCATTTGCACCGTAAATGTGTTGGAAGATGTTTTGTCATCCCCAAAGTTCAAGACAGCAACCGATCGGTCACCCTTACTTGAATTATAAATGAGCCCACCTCGGGCTGTAAACGCACCGGGGTTCCAGACTGCATCATCAAACGCAATAAACGAAGTGTTGTCAGAAAGCCCAACACTCACGCCAGAAAGAGTAATCCCACCAGCGGTGTACCCAGTGCCCGAGATTTCCTCGGTAGTTGTATAAGCTGTCGTGCTTGCGCCCAGATCGGCGTTTGCTGTGTATAAAGCGAGTTTAAACGTGTCTGTTGAAAAATCATGCACACCAGACAGTAGCTCTTGTAAAAACGAGTCGGTTGTTGTTTGAACAATCATACGGGCTTAACCTTATTTTGTCCGTCGCGGTACGCATCACCCCTTTGCTTGCCGTCACCCAACCCCTTCAATAGCATCAAGGATTCACCGAACATCTTGTCGTACAGCGCTACCATGTCGGGTTCGCCTTTGATGAATCTGATCGCCTCCACCAAAGCTCCGTTAAGCAGGGCTGAGTCAAAGTTATCACCAAGCCATGTTGTGCCCGCAGTAACGATCGACTCAGGGTAATAAAAGTAGTGCAGTTCGACGTTGTAAGCCGCATCAGGCGTAGGGCCGAGGATAAAGCTAAGTTCGTTGGTAATAACGTTAGATGAGCCAGATCCTGTGGTTGGTCCAAAAATCGCATAATATTTAGGAACTCCAGAATCTGACGCCGATGGGTAAGCTTGACGAATAAAATTGGCATCCTTGTTTAAAAGATACTCATAATCCCCGTTGTTATCTACAACCGCTAAAGAATAAACCGACAAAAAGTCGGCTGGCGTGGCTAAATACTTATTACCCGCTGTTAAAAACCCGGTCACGTTTCGGCGTAAATTCGCAATCTGAACAGAGTTGTAGATCTTCTGCTCTGCTTGTTGCAAAAATAAGTTGATCTGATCCGTCGTAAAGGTTTGCTCTACGATATCTTGAATCTTCGCCGAAAAGTCAGAATAGTTCATTATCTATCCTCAGCCCATCGGACCACGAGCCACTGTGCCTTTCGTAGCTGCACCCGTACCACGGATTTTAATGCCTGTCGTTTTTACCTGATCTTTGCCCGGGTCTCCTACGCTTACACGCATAGCTGGCGTATTGCACGTTACTTCTTTGGCAGACAACGTATTCGGGTCTTTCATGGGTTGCTTTTTCATTTATAGCTCCTACGCCGTTATTACGGACACGGTTCCAAGTACTACTTGCAAGTTTAAATCATTAGGGGTCAAACCGCCATCCCTAGCCCCGCCTACGGGGTTCCAGCCCCATTGAATAGCTCTACTGCCCATCCCGTTATTCCCCGATTGAGCGTAGCTTTTATCAGGGCGGGGGTTTCTAACAGCCTGCGGATCGTTAACTGGGATCATGCCCAATTTCAACTGGGGGTGCGATTCTTCCCAACACTCCGGGCACACCAGTATATCCACCTGTTTGGTTTTAATCGTCAGCTTCTTTAACTGCTTGAGCTTAAACCTAAAACCACATCTATCGCACTGGGCGATACTAAATTTTCCCGACGAAAAGCGGTTAGGCATAGCTCACCTCATACGTACAACTGCCGTGGTACTAGACGGATCGGGGCTTTTACCCTGTCTTCGTCCTGTGCCATCTGCAGTTGTTGCTCGTAGTCCGCTTTTAGCTCCACACGGCGTTGGGGTTCGACCGGCAGTTTCATCGACAAATAGTAAGCCAAACCTGCAACCATGCAGTTCAAGAAACGAAACGGAATATCCATCGTCTTAGTACCGCCAGCGCCCGCATCCTGAATACGGCGTAAACGCCAGTAAACAAACGTGTAATCTTGGGACTCATCCGGTGTAGGCCAAACGTTAATCTCAGGGTTATCCCTTTGTCTGTCAATCCACACTTGAATCGGGCGTCCTGTAGCGTTTTTGTTGGGGATCGTAGAATAAGTTGAGTTCGAGATCCGGCTGATGTTGATATCGGTCTGGTTAGCGCCTGAGCCTGTACGGATTACTTGTTCTATAAGGTCGATTGTGTCTGCAGGAATAGCGTAGTTGATTTGCCCCGGAACCAAAGAGATCGAGCCTTGCTCGATTGTCCACAAATTAATACCACGGTTTGCCCACTCGACTGTCAAAAGATTAAGACTTCGGCGTGTGGTGCGTAAGTCATAACCTGTTCTGATTTCCATCCCACCAAGACGTTCCCACGCTTCTTCAGCAATCTCGGCAAGGTCTAAATTAAACGAGGCGGTTCCGCTAGTCGTCATGTCTACTCCGGCAGTTATCAAAATGCCAACGCTTCATTGTGTTTACATGGCCTTGCTTGCCACAGTGCGGACAAATAACAGGCGGTCGAGAAGCATGTGCCGCTTTCATTTTAGCTTTTGTTTCATCCGAATGCGACTTTCCGTAAAAAGGGTTACCCTCATTTTTCATTTTTTCTGACAATAACTCTTTTATTTCTTGGGGTTTTTCCTTACCATACATGGGGTTTGCCGCGCCAGATTTTTTCTTCCGTGAGCCAGTCTTGTACCCCAACTTAGCGGCTGCGGCAATTTTTTCTTGTTTTGTAACAGCACCAACTTGATCGTAGTACTCTTGCAAAGGACTGACGTACACTTTTTTCGGTTTTTTATCTAAACCCAACAACGCTTTGCGAATACGAGCTTCTCGCAACTTAGCATAGTATGGCTGCAAAGATTTTTGTATTTTGGCTACTGTGTCAGCAGAAACTGGGTGCCCTTTTTGGGCCTTTGACATATTTTGTCTTGTTTGTTCGGAAATTTTTTTCCCTCTTTGCTTCTGGGCAATTTTTTCGCGCACTTCCTGCGAGGGGCTGCCAAGCCCACCTCCGCCAGCGCAAGCATTGTACTGCGGCTTGAGATCAGCAATGCACCTGATTTCTGCTTCGTTCAGCGCTTCCTTAGACTCGTGCTCCTCTAACACTTCGAGGGTAAATGCGTCGGCTCCGTACTTCCTAATAGCAGCGGCCATAACCCACCCAGCGCCTTTTCTAGCGTCCTGTTTATGTTTCGACCACCTTGCAGAAAGCTTCATGATTGTTTGGCCAATGTAAAACTTACCGTTAATCGTGTTTGTGATTTTGTATATAACCCCGTACATAGTTTACTCCTTATATGTACTGGGTATGATACCACACAGACGCCAGA